ACATGGAACCAATCGGCCCGGTTAACGAGTCCAGGAAACCAAAATACCCACATATTTACTGGTTGCCTATTGGTCCTGTTTACAAAAAACATGAACCAATAGGGCGCGACATTTTTGACATTTCAACAAAGCCAAGAGGCCCAAGCCTGAAAGATATTCTCGCGCAAGTGTCGTCAAAATATAACGTTCCAATCTGTGACTTGAAAAGCTCCAGACGCGCATCGAGCGTAACAATCGTTCGCCAGATAGCAATGTTCAGAATGAAGACTGAAACGTTTAATTCGCTGCCTGCTATTGGGAAGTTTCTCGGCGGTCGTGATCATACAACGATTCTCCACGGTGTCCGCAAAAGCCAATCCCTGATCTACAAGGGGGAATTGGCGATATGAGCCGCATCCGGGTTTTCCGCTATGTCCGAATTGAGCGTATTGACGATTGGGAGCGTGCAGGCTGGTTCTGGCGATACAAAGACGCGCCGATGCCGGGAAGTCATGGAATGTGGTCTGTGGTTATGGAGTGGCTTTGTGACTGCCCGGATCGTATTCCGGCAAGGGGGGATAAATGACAATCGACGCATATCGGAAGATTATCGAAAACAAGCGAATTGCATTTCAGGCGCGAGGCTTGAAAAAATGGGGAGAATTGCCGTCGTCTCTCTTTGACCATCAAAAGCACGGTGTTGAGTTTGCCTTGCAAACAGGATGTGCCGCGATGTTTTATGACACTGGACTGGGCAAGACCGCCATGGCTTTGTCATGGGCGGATCAAATTATCCATCATGAAAACAAACCCGTTTTGATGCTCGCACCTTTAGCAGTTGGGCCGCAGCATGTCCGTGAAGCCTCGCGACTTGGCATTGATGCGCAAGTCATCCGGGACGGGTCAGAAGTAACCGGCAAAAAGATTTACGTTCTGAATTATGACCGCATCGACAAGATCGACGCGTCATTATTTGGCGGGGTCATTCTTGATGAAAGCTCTATCCTGAAATCATTCACTGGCATAACAACTCGCAAGCTGATTGAGATGTTTTCGCGTGTTCCGTTTCGACTCGCATGTACTGCAACGCCAGCGCCGAATGACCATACAGAATTGGGAACGCATGCTGAGTTTTTGAGTGTCATGCGCCGTGATGAAATGCTGCCAATCTGGTTTATCCATGACAGCGCCGACACTGGAACATGGCGGGTTAAGGGTCATGCGCAAGATGACTTCTGGCGATGGGTTGCATCATGGGCGAGGTGTGTTTCCAAGCCGTCTGATTTGGGGTTTTCGGATGATGGGTTTATTTTGCCGGAACTTGTGACACATCGGCATGAGATAATTTCAGACGTTTCCAATGATACCGGCGGAGAAAAGGATGGGCAGCACAGGTTGTTCCGCATTCCTGAAATGTCGGCAACGTCTATTCATCGCGAAAAAAGGTTCAGCCTGAATGCAAGGGCCGATATTATCACTCAAAGGGTTGCGTCAGAACCCGATGAACCTTGGATTGTCTGGTGTGATACAAATGATGAGGCTGACGCACTTGTGGCGCGTATGCCAAAGGATTGCACGGTTGAAGTCAGGGGGCAACATTCGGCGGATGAGAAGGAACGGAAGCTGGTTTCGTTCAGTGAAGGCAAATCACGCATTATCATTACCAAGCCTTCAATTGCCGGGTTTGGTTTAAATTGGCAGCATTGCGCCCGGCAGGCGTTTGTTGGGCTATCGTTCTCGTATGAGAGCTATTATCAGGCAGTGCGACGTTCGTGGCGGTTTGGACAAAAGAGGCAAGTCCATGTGCATGTTGCGTGCGCCGATACGGAGAGATCCATATTTGAAGCGGTTTCCCGTAAAGCAGATGACCATTGGAAAATGAAAACGGCGATGGAAAAAGCAATGCGCAACGCGTCGAAGTCACGTCGCGCTGGCGTGGAATATAACCCAAACAAGGAGGCCGTGCTTCCCGCATGGTTAGCAGCATGAATGTTCTTGATCAGCACATCGGAGATAATTTTGTCGCTTATAATGCCGATTGTGTAGAGGTTGTATCTCAACTGCCCTCGGACACAATCGGGTTTTCGGTTTACTCTCCACCATTCTCGCATCTTTTCATTTATTCCGATAGTGAGCGAGACATGGGCAACGTCAAGAATGACGGCGAATTTTATGAACAATATGGATTTTTGTTGCGCGAATTATACCGCGTGACAAAGCCGGGACGTCTGACGGCGGTTCATTGTTCGGACCTTCCGCGCACGAAAACCACGCATGGCATGGTTGGGATATATGACATGCCCGGCGACATTATCCGGGCGCACGAGGCGGCAGGGTGGACCTATCACAGCCGCATCTGCATATGGAAGTGTCCAGTGGTGGAGATGACGCGCACAAAGGCCCTCGGGCTGCTCTACAAGCAATTGCAAAAGGACAGCTCGAGGTCCAGACAGGGATTGCCTGATTACCTTCTCGTGTTCCGCAAAACGCCATCGGATGAAAAGCTGGCGGACCCTGTAGGGCAGGACCGAAACGAATTTCCCGTCAGCCAGTGGCAAAAATGGGCGGACCCTGTATGGATGGATATTAACCAGACGAATGTTCTGAATGTCCGAGCCGCGCGTGAGGCCAAGGATGAAAAGCATTTATGTCCGTTGCAGCTTGATTTGATTGAGAGGGCAATCCGGCTCTGGTCGAATCGGGGAGATACGGTATTATCCCCTTTCATGGGGATTGGCAGTGAAGGTCATGGGGCAATCAAAGCGGGCCGGAAGTTTATCGGGACGGAGTTGAAAGCCTCGTATTTCAAACAGGCGTGCAAAAATCTTGACCAGATAGAAGCCGAGAGTTTTTCGGGTAATCTGCTGGAATTTTCCAGAGCTTGAATTGGCGGGGGATAACATGAGCCGATGGGTTAGATTATGGGAGGACATGCCCACGGACCCGAAATGGCGAGTTATTGCCAAGCGGTCTGGGCGTCCACTTTCGGAGGTCATCGCGGTTTTTGTGTTCATGATGACGAACGCGGGCGGCAACAAAGACGAACGGGGCACACTCATTGGCTGGTCTGATGAGGACGTAGCCGCCGCGCTTGATGCTGAACCAGAACACGTTGAAGCCATCCGCAACGCCATGCAGGGCAAGACTCTGGAAGGTGACAGGCTGGCCGGATGGGAAAAGCGCCAGCCAAAGCGGGAAGACGATACCGCCATCCAACGCGTAAAAGCGTTTCGTGATCGTAAATCTGAAATGAAACGCAGTGAAACGCAATGTAACGCTGTGTTCGCACCAGATGCAGATACAGATACAGATACAGAAAAGAAAGAAAGCGCGCGCGAGCGCGCTTCGGCTTCCCCTTCCGGTTTTGATGAATTTTGGAACCTGTATCCAAACAAAGTTGGCAAGGACGCTGCTGCGGCAAGCTATCGGAAAGCCCTGAAACGAGAAAGCCACACCGAAATCATGGGCGGATTGCGCCGCTATCGCGCAAAGACCGACGACAGGCCGTGGTGCAACCCCGACACGTGGCTAAACCAAGGTCGCTGGGCAGATCAACCAGCCGGGACTGGGAGCCTGCCAGCGGCCAGTTCTGGCGATCCTGTGCGGGAAACCGTTTTCGTTGAAATCGACACACCGGCCTGGAGGGCGTGGGCTGCGCATCGGGGTCGAAGTCCGCCAACCCGTGATTTGCGAACGCCAGCCGGGATCAAACGAGGCTGGGATTTTGAAACCGAATTTCCAGACATGGAAGGGGCGCGGGCATGAGCGACAACATCAAAACAGCGTTCTGGATTTTGGTAACTGCGACTGTCGCGTGTTTCATCATCATGGTTTCAATCGGGGTGGCGAGGGCACAAGTCGGCTTCTGGGACCGCCCCGCTATCCGCGCCTGCTGTTCTGAGGCTGATGCGCTTTACGCTGATGACTGGCGCGTAATGGCTGATGGATCAATCATCGCGAAGGTGACTGGCGGTGGGCCTCGTGGACACGCATGGGCACCCATAGGTCGGGAATATAAAATCCCGCGTGAGAAGGTCCGAGACAGGGAAGGCAACCCTACAGGGCGGCCTTTGCTGTTTTTGAACAAGCATAATCAAGAGTGGGTATTTTGTTTTGTTCCGGGGGTGATGACATGAGCGCGAAATTTAAGGCCGGGCTAGTGAAGTATTTGAATGAACCAAACTTAGGTGCAAATATTCTTTTCGTTCATGGGAGTGGGGTAATATTTTATGAATTGCCGGGAAATCCAGATACCGCGTTCATCAATTTAGACCCTGAAAAATTGTTTATTCCCAATGTCGAACCAGAGACGCGGACGTATTGGATGAATTTTTATGATCATGAAGTAAATACGGTTCACCTCAGTCAATCGTTCGCCGATGAGAGCGCCGCAGGGGCGTTGCCCACATGTGGCCCGCGCCAAGGCCCCGCCGCCAAAGTCACATTCATCAAGGACGGCGACGAATGGAAGGTGAAATCATGAGCGAATACAAAATCGGGCAGCGCGTGCGGCTGCATGAGGGGGTTATTTCCGTGTTTGATAGTCTTGACCCAAAAATTTGTGTGACTTTTCCGAGCGGGCACAGCTCATGGGTCAGTGAAGCCGCCATTGCCGAAGTCTTCCCCGATCCAATCAAGGCGGGGGAACATGTGCAGTATAAGGGGATTCCTGGCGTTGTAAAAGCCATTGATGGATGCGTGGCTTGGGTAGCGTTATCGAGCGGCGCTAGGGAAAACATCCCTGTTAGTTTTCTGGTTCGCGATGACAAGCCCAGCGAATGAAGCCACCCCGCCGCGCTCGCAAATTCATCGTCATCAAAGCGAACGGAAGATTATCGCCTCGTAAGGCTCCAGTTAATCTTCCGCCAAAACAACCCGAAGTGTGCCAGTCCGCGTCCCTTGCGTCCGAAGTTTCAAACACGCTGCGCTATGGCCGGTTTCCCCGCCATTGGTGGTCAGCGGAAGGGGTAAGCTGAATATGGCCGCAGGATCAACACAGCAGGCCAATAGGCCAGGTA